ACAAACAAAACACTTTAACAGCAGAAGAAGGTATAACAATAGAAGACAATGTAATAAGTGCAACAGGCGGTAGCAGTAGCAGTGGAGTAATAAATAAGAGAGAAGGTTATGCAATTAGTGCAGATAATACAACGCAATTAGATGTAAGCGAAGATTTTACTAATGTGATAGAAGTTTATAAAAACGGACAAGAAATATACGAAGGTAGAGATTATACAATTTCAAGCAATGTAATAACTTTTACAACAGCATTAGCAACAACAGATTATATAAGAGTTAAAAGAAACTAAGGAGGCTAAAATGGCAAACATAGCAAGAGTAGCATTAACAAAGAATTGGCAGAATTTAGAGGATGTTATAGAAGGTTTTACACCTTCGGCGGATAGTAAATACGAAATACAAAATGTAGGTAACGAAGATGTGCAACTTTATGAAGGAGCAACAGCACCTACGGAAGAGAGAAATGGCTTTGTTATACCTCATAACGAAGTAGCAAAATGGACAAAACAAGACGGAAATTATTGTTTTGCAAAAGCAAAATACGACCAAGCAACAATTAATGTTGGTTCTTTATAGGAGGTGCTAAAATGAGTATAGAAATAATCAAAGGAACAGGCGGAGTAGGGAACAGTGAAGCAGGTTCTTATACAGAATTAACCAACAAACCTCAAATAAATGGTATTACACTAAGCGGAAATAAATCAGGTGCAGACTTAGGACTTACACCCTCAACAGTAACCATAACCGAAGCTTCAGTAACGATATCTGAGATAAAAGCAAACACTAATTATAAACTGACAAGTAATGCACTAACCGACATAACATTTTCGGGTTGTGAAACTTCCTACGAGGTAACAACGATAGAATTTACAACAGGGGAAAACGATGTAACCCTTTACGATAACAGTGGAATAGATTGGGCAGACGGAGAAACGCCTGTATTCTACGCATACCAACATTATTTGATAGTGATATTCAACAAAACAGGCTTTGTAAAAGAAATCTATTAGAGGTGGCTAAATGAACGAATTACTTACAATGTTAGAAAGTAAATATAAGAGGTTGGAGTATTTGCAGAGTAGTGGGACACAGTGGATTGATACGGGTATATTAGCAAACGATGAAACAGGTATGCAAGTTGATGTACAGTATCTTAACAATAGTGATACTGTTTGTATTGGTAGTAGAGCAGAAATTACAAATAGTAGATGTTTTATTGGAAATGCAAGCAGTGGATATTATTATGGATGGAATATTATAGACTATACTAACAGACCTGTTCACGATTTGAATAGAAATATATTATCTCTTAATTATTATAATAGTAGAAAACGAATATTTAATGGCACTACACTCACAGATACATTAGAAACACTTTATACACAAACAGGTAATATATATTTATTTGTAGCGAATAACAATGGTAGTGCAGGTTATAAGTCAAGTGTAAAAATGTATTCAGCACAAATAACACAAGGTTCAACCCTCGTTCGCAACTTCATACCCGTCCTTCGCAAGTCCGACAACGAAATAGGAATGTTAGACCTCATAGAAGGAAAATTTTACGGTAATGCAGGAACAGGGAAATTTACTGCTAATTTAGATGTGATGTATGCACTAATTCAGGGAACACCAACTGTGCAAGACGGGAGGGTGTGGGGGTTTTCAACGACAAACTATCTCAAACTTGACAGAATATTGAATATAGATAATAAAACTTGGGAATATCAAATAAAATTTAGATTAAATCAAAAAAATATAGCTCAAGCACTTGGACAAAGACTGATAATATCAACAATTATAGGAGATAATAATAAAATTCGCTATTATACAACAAATAGTAGTGTTTTTAATGGAGATTATGGCTCACATATATTATCTTTAAACCAAGATTACTATTTTAAAATAGTTTATAATGGCTCAAGTTATACTTCTTATATTTCCAAAGATGGAAAAACTTGGGAAGTAGATATTACATCAGGGACAACATCAATCGTTATTCCTTCTCCATCAGATAATGGAGTAATTGGTTCGAATCTAAATACTAATACTTATATTCACGGCACAATCGACCTCAACCGTTCATACATCAAGATAGACGACACGAAATACAAGTTACAGGCGGTGGTGGGGTATACCAAAGTAGGTAGCCCGACGATTACTGATGGAGTTGCAAGTGGGTTTAGTGCGAGTGATTATTTGGAAACATCTGCTGATTTTAACAATCAAACAGCTTATACTAATGGTATTATTGTTCAAGTAGCTATTACTATGCCGAATACAGAAATTAGTGAGACTGGATGTCCATTAGGTTTTGGATTTTCTTCAGCAAATTTAGATGGTTTTACTATAAATGTTAGTAATATTTTGGCTTGGCGAATTTTCGGAGATACAAATATCTTGAGAAATTATAATAAACCGCTTGTGCTAGGTCAAAGTTATGTAATTAGAGGTATAATTGAAAATGGTGTAGCTACATTATATTGTGGTTCTGATGAAGAACATTTAGAATTATATGCTACAAAGACATTACAATTAGGAACATATCGAACTCCTGCACCAGCAACTATTGGTTGCGGACATAAGCATACAACCATTTTTACAGGTTCCATCGACCTAAACTCCACCTATATCAAAATCAACAACAAACTTTGGTTTAACGGATTACCGAATAATTAAGGAGGAATAATGAAATACGGTAAGATTATAGAAGGACAATTACAAATTGCAGGAAATACAATAAAAACGGATAAAGGGACAATAACCAACCCGACTGACGAAATGTTTATTGAATTAGGTTACAAAGAAATAGTTTATACCGAAAAACCTGAATTTGACAAAGAGAACGAGAAATTAAGTGAAGTTTATACTGACGGAGAAAACATTACCGTTAGTTATGAAAAGGTAAGTTTAAGTCCTGCGGAACATAATGCAATTATAAAACAGGAAATTGTGGAAGAAGAAAGTAAGATAACACCGAGAAGGCAAAGAGAAATTGATTTAAATAAAAAAGGTGCTTTAGAATTTGCACAACAAATTGAAGATAATATTACTGCATTAAGAGCAAAGTTACAACCAGAACCAAAGGAGGAAGATAATGGAAACATTGATTAATCCAAACCAAATTAATAGCAAACCTATTAAAATTTTAAATGTAGTTCAAACAGGAACATTAACAAGAAACGGTGCAGTATATAGTGGCTTTAGTTCTTCTAATTATTTACAGTTGGGGGATATAGTTAATAGTGAATATGTTAGTTTAGGTAATAATGTTAAGGATTTTGGCTTGGCAATATCAACAGCAGATAGTTGGGAACTTGTGTTTAAAACAAAATATAAAGATATAAATCCCGAACAAGTTTTTTTAGGAGAAGGTTTCCCTTCACTTAATTATGGTTCTTGGTTAGGGATATTCAACAGTAAAATAGCTATGAGATTATATGCAAGTGATGATGCAGGTTCTGCTATATCTGTTATTGAGGGAACTACTACATTAATAGAAAATAATACATATTATTGCAAATATAAATTTGAAAATAATATTTATAGTTTACTCTTGTCGACAGATGGTGTTACTTATAATTTAGAAAACAGTAACGAAAATGCTACGAAGGAATCAAGAAAAAAAAGTTGGACAATAGGAATTTATCAAATTACTTATCCTTTACCAATAGACAATATAGACCTTTCTGAATCCTACATCAAAATTAACGGTGAATATTGGTGGAAAGGGGTTGAAACACTATGAAAAAAGACATAGTAACCAAAATATTCAGCTTACAAAATATAATAGCACTTGGAACTTTGATATTCGGAGCAATCTTTTGGTTTTACACGATTAATGGTGTTCCGAAAAAGGTTGACGAACACGAAATAAGAATAACATCACTTGAACACGATAGCATTGAATTTAAAACGAAACAGGATTTACTGCTTCAAGCGGTGTATGAAATTCGTGCAGTATTATTGAAGAATAATAATGGATAGGGTTATTATATAGTAGCATTGTTCTTTTGCGTAGATATGAAATGCATCTAATTTATTGTTGCAGGTAAATAGGCATATTGTAGAAAAACACCGACGGTAGAGTTCCTATCGCTCTACCGTAAGAAAATTACGGATACGTAAATAAATTACGGAGGAAAAGAAAATGGCTGAAATTATTAGTTGGTTAAAATTAAATTGGGATAGTGTATTACAGATTATAGGTGCAGTAGTTACACTTGCTACACTTATTGTAAAACTTACACCTTCAACTAAAGATGACGGGGTATTAGCTGCAATTATTAAATTCTTGTCAATTTTTAGTTTGGTAAATCCCGATGGCTCATTTATCGGACAGAAAAAAAAAGACTAATATTTAAAGTGGCAAAATGGGGATTGGTGTATATTAAAGCTAAGAATAAAGGTTATATTCCTGAAATAGAATTTACGGACAAGCTATATATGCCAATATCAAAAGAGTGGGTTGACGGTAAATTTATAAAGTTAAAATGGAGGTTTTGAAGATGGAAAATAAAGATTTTATTGAAAGAATGGAAGTTGAATTAAAAGAACTTGAAGAAAAACTTGAAAAATTGGATAAGTTTATGGAAAGTGAAAAATTTCAAACACTATCCGATTTAAATCAAACTTTGTTGTTTGACCAAGCAGAAAGTATGGCTGATTACGCAAAGATATTGAAACGAAGAATCAAATTGAATAAATAAAAAAAAGAGTAGAATAGTGTTATTATTAGTATTTGCAGTATTTTTACTTGGTGTATTTATTGGTATGCAGATATAAGTTGTTCGGTATTTCCGAACAGTTGACTACAGATTGTAGGGAACTGAAAATGCAAACAATATATCTTTGGATAAATGATTTTGAGGAACATAAAGACGAAATAGAAGAACAACTTATATACGAAAACCAGCAAGAAAAGATTTTCAAAGTTATTCTTTGTTATGTAGAAGAAAGTTTGAATTGGGAAAGATAACAAGCTCCCTCCGCTAAAGGCAGAAATGCACAGCGAATTAGAGGGAGCAGGTAAATAAGCTCACTGCAATCAGTAAGGCGGTGGGCATTAGGAGCGGGATAGCTCAGTTGGCAGAGCGATTGGTTCATACCCAATAGGTCATCGGTTCGAGTCCGATTCCCGCAAGTTGACTACAATTTGTAGCCGTGTTCCGTTTGGAGCAAGTTACCAGCAACTTAAATTGTCGTCTAAGATGTAAAGTTTTTTTGACATTTTCGGAAAGAAAAGCAACTTAAATGTAAAGGAAAATTGACATAAAATGAAAATTCTAAACTTATTTTTATTTAGGACTCACTTAAAAGAAAAATATACGATAGGTAATTTATATCATGCCTTTTCAGATTGTAAAGGAAAGAATATGAATATATTGTCCAAAGGGTATTTGTGTGACACACTTGAAGATACTTTTAGGGGAAACAACTTAAAAGGCAAAAAGGTATATGGAGAAACCTGCATACCTGAAGGAAACTATCAAATCAAAATGACATACTCAAATAAGTTTAAAAAAGAGTTACCTGAGCTTTTAAATGTTCCGTATTTTGAAGGGATAAGAATACACAAAGGCAATTCGGCAGAAAAGGATTCACAAGGTTGCATATTGTGTGGGGAAAATAAAATAGTAGGCAAAGTAATAAACTCTACAATCAAAACAAACGAAGTAATCTCACTCATTGAAAAAGCAGACGAAACCTATATAACAATCCGTAATGTATAATTTGTAAAAGAGATCATAAAAAGATATAATAAACCATAAATTGAGAGATTAAACAATAAAATTTGCCCAAAACTTGACCGCTTTAGACGATAAGAATTTCCTCTTCAGGGCAGTTAGTATATAAGCAACAAAAGATATAAAATACCGACGAAAAAGGATAAAATTTTAAAAACTTCGTCGGTGTTTTTGTTTTTATAATTAGGCTTGTTTCAGCTTAATTCAATGTGAGTTTAAATAAATTAGACCAAAACTTGACCAATGGTCTAAAATAGACTTGACCAACATTAGACCAAAGTTTTTTTAAGAGCAACAAGTTCTGCGATTCTGCGGTCAATTTCGGCAACCGTAAGACCGGAAGCAGATACCGGCTGATATACAGCATTAGCAATACTCTGTTCCCTTTCAACAGTATAATGACCATAGGCCTTTAGAATCTTAGGGTCAGAAACCCTTGCATATTCCATAATATCGGACTGTTTTATATTAGGGTTATTCTTAGCATGTGTAATCCAAGTATGGCGGCAGATATGAGCAGAACCAAAACCAACCAACCGCTTATATTCGTTTTGAATTTGCTTTGAAAGACCGTTCAAGCCTTGTTTTGAGGTAAAATCAGCTCCGCATACATAAATGCTTGTCCGTTTCAACTTTGACACAAATTTGACGAAAGTAGAAGGCATATATAATGATACTAATTCGGGGTTCGAATTTTTGGTTTTAAACGGATGTATAAGCAGCCTATTTGTTCTAAAATTTATATCTTCCCATTTGACATTGACAGCTTCTTTAAGCCTAAGAGCGAAAGACATCATAAGCCAAGACAATATTTGGACATGCAAAGGTTTTGATTTGCTTAATATTATATTGCATTGGTCTAAAGTGAAAAATGCAATTTTTTGAACAATTGGAACAGGAATATCTTTAATTAATTGAGCTTGATGAGGATAATCTATCCGTAAATGTTTTATAGCAAAACTCCACATTGATTTAATAACATGAAGCTGTCGATTGATAGAACTATCCTTGATTTTGTCAATGTGTTTCCTATAATCCATAAACCTACGGATAGAAGCCTCTGATAAATCTTTTAAATATTTAGGCTTTATAATTTCGTCAATTTTATTAATGACAGTTATATCAGTAGAAGGTTCAATTTTAACCGACCGAGAATACGACATATAAAGTTTTTTAAAATCTTCCCAAAACAGATGTTCAATATCGTAACCGCCGGTAATTTTATTTTTTGAGTGTTTCTTGTTATGAAGGAAATCCTCCATAAACAATTTGGCTTTCAAACGGTCAGTTTCGCCCGTATTTTGCCTAAATTGCCTACCGCCGTAACAATACCTAAAAGAATAATATTTGCCTCGTTTTTCAAGTGTTGGCATTATTTTTGTCCTGTTTTTAAAATTTTCTTGACAAACTCTTTAAAATTTTGTATCATCCCTAAAAAGAAAAATTAGAGAGTATACCCCACCAAAGACATTTTGCTATGTCCTATTTTTATTTTTCGCGGTGGGGCGAAAGATACTATAGGGCAGAGCAAAGTGTCTTTTTTATTTTCTACAACAAGTGCGAGTGATAATCACTGCTTGTAAAAAATAGAATGAGATAGTGAGAAATCACAAGCTAAATGTCCTCAAAGCCGAAAAATCGCACTTTATGCCTACGGTAGTGCCTGACAAGTTAGCCATAATAAAACAAGAAACTTCAAACAGAGGGAACTTTGTTAGATTATGAAAAAGCACTTTAACGAGTGGTGGTTGCAGACTTATATCAAAAATCGGTAAGTCGCCCAACCTATTGTAATTTATATGTTTTATTAGCAAGAAAAATATAAACATACTAATCTAAATATCGGTAGTAAGTAGCACTTTATTTTCTATCACTACGTTCAGAAAACTCAAAACAATTTCTTAAACGAGGGAACTTAATTAGATATAGGAGCAACAAATGTTCAAAAGAAAAAAAATTTATTACGGTCATGTAGTAGGTTCAATGGGAGACAGAATAAAAAAACATTTAAGAAAACAAGAAAAAGAAAAAGTGCGAGCCGAAATTGTTTCAAAACACAAACAGTTAGACGAACAATATTATTCTATATTTAAGTAATCAAAGAGCAAAAAACTTTTATTTTCTTTCCTTTAACTTCAATTTCAACTCCAAAACTTCTTTTTCAAGCTGTAAAATTTTGATATCCTTCTCGTCCATACCGTTGACGGTAATATTGCCGCCTGCAACATTGCCGGAATTTTCAATAAAAAAATTTATAGGTAGATCCAGAGCTGAAGCGATTTTTTTTATTGAAGAGAGGGAAGGGTTACGATTGCCAGTTAACCACCTACTAATAACTCGTTGATTACTACCAATAAGTTCAGCAACTTCTTGCTGATTTAATTCTTTTTCGTACATTATTTTTTTTAACTGTTCTACAAAAAAATTTTTTTTACGAGCCATACAATACCTCCTTTTGTCGTCGATAAATCTTGACTTGACTATTTTTTTTTTTTTTTCTAAAATTTGGCTATAAAAAGAAAAGCAAAAAAAGTACTTGACAAAAAGACAAAAAGGTGGTAAAATATACCAAACAGTAGTAAATAACAAAGTTCTTTAAATTATATAGGAATATATAAGCACTTTAATGCAACCGCTTATATGAGTAGGAACAGAAACAAGAAGTTATGTCCTTCTTATTTCTACCCGCCTTATACTTATCGGGCAACCGTATACGGGAGCTCCTACTTCCTATATATGTTTTTATGCCGCAGGTTGCAGACCACCAACTACGAACCGGTCTTGTTTAGGCATATTCAAAAGTTTGGTTAACATAAATCACCTCCACTTTTGAATAACAAATTTAAGAACTTTTAAAAAAAGATAGAAGAGAGAAAAAGAAATGACAAACAACAACATTAACATAGAAAAGGCTTGTTTTAACGGGAGCTTCTCTCTTCCTTTCTTTCAAGTCTTTTTATCAGAGGCAGCCGACAGAAATGTTAGCTGCCTGTTTGCTTTGGAAAAAATTATACAAACAAATGGACATAAAAAGCAACTTTTAGCACAACCGGAGAGAGAAAAATGCAATTAAACGTTTTAGGCATAAAGATGATAGATCAGGCAGAAGTCGGCAAGATAATAGAGAAAGCAACCGGAGAAAAAATATCACGAGGTGCAGTTTGTGAGTGGCTTGCCAGAGCAGGACTTGAGGGCATATCGTTTAAAAGAACCAAATACTACTCAGAAGACCTAATAAAAGATTTTTTAAGATACGAGAAGGTTGAGCTAAGACAAGCAATAGAACTGTTAAGAGAAATAAAAATAATGGCACAAAAGAAAAAAGAAAAAATGCCGCAGGCATAAGGAGAGAAGAAAATGGATAAAATTAAATTGATTACAAATTTAATGGACGAAACAAAAAAGAAACTTGAAGAAACAGCAAATGCAACACTACAGCCGGAATTCAAAACAAAAAGCTTCAGCGAAAAAGTAGAACAGATAAAAAAACTATCAAACCTTAACGGGCAAATGCACATGGGGAACCAAATATTAAGAATATTAGGAGGTTTCTAATAATGAAAAACAGTTTAAAAGATAAGTTGATACTGATTGTAATATTTGTAGTAGCAATCTATATGTTCTTCGCAAGCTGCTACGGAACATATAAATTATTCGCCCAAGATACAGGCGAAATAATTTTTATAGATGAAGTAACTGGAACAGAATATGTCCAGAAGAGTAAATACATAGAAGTTAAAGGCACAGACGGATACACCGAGTATATCGGTAACGGTGCAGAGTTGGAGTTTTAAAAAGGAGAAAATATGAACAAATACAAAATAATTTATACAGAAGGAAAACAAACACCGGAGCTGGAATTATTAGAATTGTTGAACGAATGGGATTGCACGGACGGTCTTGGCGGTTGCAAATATTTTAAAAACGGAGAAGAAATATCACTTAAAGAATTTACCGAAGATTTTTATAAGGCAATAGAAAAAAAAGCGGGCGAAAATAAAGACGATAAAAATATTGCTTCTTCGGGAAATTCTGCAAAGGTAGCAAGTTCGGGAAATTCTGCAAAGGTAGCAAGTTCGGGATATTATGCACAGGTAGCAAGTTCGGGAAATTCTGCAAAGGTAGCAAGTTCGGGATATTATGCACAGGTAGCAAGTTCGGGAAATTCTGCAAAGGTAGCAAGTTCGGGAGATTCTGCAAAGGTAGCAAGTTCGGGATATTATGCACAGGTAGCAAGTTCGGGATATTATGCAAAGGTAGCAAGTTCGGGATATTATGCAAAGGTAGCAAGTTCGGGAGATTATGCACAGGTAGCAAGTTCGGGAAATTATGCACAGGTAGCAAGTTCGGGAGATTCTGCAAAGGTAGCAAGTTCGGGAAATTCTGCAAAGCACGATATTAAAGGTAAAGAATCAGTTTGTTTTGATTGCGGTATCGGTGGAATTATCAAAGCTATTAAAGGAACTTACATTGCTCTTTGTGAATGGTATTATGACAATAATAAATGGCAAATAAGAGGAACCGCAACGACACAAATAGACGGTAAAAAATTAAAAGAAAATACCTATTACGGTTTGTATAACGGTAAAATTACCGAAATTGATTTTACCGACAATATAAAATCTGCTGTTATTGAAACAAAAGGCAAAGTTAAAAAAATAAAAATGATTAACGAAGATACAAACACGATAATTGACAATGTAGGTTATGTTGTTGCCGATGATAACGGTAACTTTGCACACGGCAAAACAATTAAAGAAGCAAAGAAAAGTTTGCTTTATAAAATATCAAGTAGAGATACATCTCAATATAAAGATTTAACATTAAATTCAAAACTTACTTTTGGCGAAGCTATAAAGATGTATAGAGTAATAACCGGTGCTTGCGAATTTGGAACTAAAAACTTTATAGAACAGAACAAAATTGACGAAAAGAAAACATACACAATCAAAGAAATAATAAATATTACTTCAGGTCAATACGGTAATCAAAAATTACAGGAGTTTTTTCAAAAATGAAAGAACAAATATTTGTAGATTATCAACATAAATTCAAATGGAAAATACACAACTTTATAGAAAATTTATGCCAAAAATATTTTAAATTAGACAGTAAAACTTACAACTTCCGCAAATGGTTGTATGTAAAGATATGGAACTTAGAAGTATGTCATTACTGCTTAGAGCATTGTGTAGATTATTATTGCAATGAATGCTTAGCAGAAACAGACTAAAAAAAGAAAAAGTGGCTTGGCCACAAAGGAGAAAAAAATGGAAAAAGAAGAAGTAAAAACAAGGGAAATCAGTGTAGTACCAGAAGCACCTCTTATGAACGAAGAGGACTTAGAAAACGCTATCAAAAAAGCGGAAAGAATGGAAACACTTGTACGGAAAATTAAAACACTTGCGATCAAACAGACAAATCCGCACGACTGGGTAGACATGGACAACAAACCGTATCTACAAAGTTCCGGAGCAGAAAAGATAGCAAGAATGTTCGGAATTAGCTGGAAGATTTGTGAAGGTTATCCAAAAAAAGAACAAATTCAGGATGAAAAAGGTTCCTACTATATGTATGCCTACAAAGGCGAATTTACAATGGGCGGCAAAAGTATAGAAATAATAGGAACATGTAGCCAAAAAGATAAATTTTTAGGAACACAAGGAAAAAAAGAGAGAGTGGCCAGCGAAATTGACGAAACAAATATCATAAAAAAAGCAAACACTAACATGATAGTAAGAGGTGTAACAACCATTCTTGGAATAAGAAACTTAACATGGGATGAAGTTAACAATGGTGGTGTTCAGCAAAACCAAACAAACAAAGTAGTATATCAAACCGAAAAAGAGTTGACCGGAATAATAAAAGACCTTATAACCAAAACCGGAAAAGGAAGAAACGGCAAAGATTATGTAATGAACACAATAACCATAGAAACACCTTCCGGAAGAAAAATAATCAAAACATTCGACAATGTACAAGGCCTTGCTAAAGAAGTTGAGATAAAAGCAATAGAACTTACAGCCAAAACATATAACGGAATGAGCTACTACGAAGCCAAAAAGATAGAAATACTAAACGATGCAATAGACGACACACCGGCAATGTAGGAGGGGCTATGGAACAACAAACAGACAAAGTTGAATTGGTAAATAAGTTAGCAGACGAAATAGTAACAAAAAGAAAAGAGCAACTTCGGATGAACAATAAAAGGTTTATACCGAGAAACTTCTATGCTTCAAGCATACCGGAATGTACCAGACAAATGGTACATTCGATACTTGACTGGGACAAAAGAGAACTTGCAGATGATGGACTGTTGGCACTATTTGAGAGTGGAAAAAAAGAAGAGAACAACATCATAAAAATGCTTCTTGACTTAGGGTTCGAAGTAGTGCAGCAACAGAATCCGATCCAAATAAAGAATCGTAAAGGAGAAGTAATATGCACTGGGAGAATCGACGGAAAAATAATATACAACGGCGTGCCAATTCCTTACGAGATAAAATCAATGCAAGATTACAGCTTCCAGCAGTTAAATACAATAGAAGATTTCGAAAACAGTCCGCTACACAGAAAATACATTAAACAGCTTCAGCTCTACATGTATGGTAATAACATTGAGGTTGGAATGTTTATAATCAGTAACTTCAGACAGATAAAAGTGATACCAGTATATCTTAACTACGAAAGATGTGAACAGATACTTCAGCAACTTGAGAGAGCTTGGGAATATGTGCAGAAGAAGGAATACCCTGACCCTATTAACTACAACCCGAAGATATGTGACTGGTGTCCGTTTGAAATACTCTGTACCAAAACCACGCAAAACAACCCTGCAGAATTTATTAATAACAAAGAACTGGAAGAAAAGATAGACCGTAGATTTCAGCTTGAAGCAGCAGCAAAGGAATATAAAGAACTTGACGAACAAATAAAAGCTCCCTTCAAAAAGAATGGGATATTAAACGCCTTCATCGGCACCAAATACGAGATTATAGGCAGGAAACAGACAAGAACGACATATAACACCGCCGCACTTGATTCGGCGATTTTAGATACGATTAAAGAAACCAAAGAAAGTATCGTGTACAAGGTAAAAGCACTATGAGAATCAGACTAAAAGAAGGACTATTTGAAGTGATTAAAACGGAAACGAAGGGCTTGCAGAACTGCAAACAATGTTGGTTCGGTTCGGTAAGCCCGGAACCGACACATTGCCCGGACAAAATAAAATGTAATATAGGCAATAACGGAATAATATTTGTAAAGGTGGAAAGAAAATGAACAATCAAGAAAAAGAACAGTTAGAAAAAGCAACAAAAGACATTAAAAGTATAAAAGTAGTATTAGACAGTTTAGGCAGAAGACAAGATATACTTTCAGACAGAATTAAAGCACTTGAAAACAAGGATAACAGAAATGAAGAATAGTTTTGTGCTATATACCAATTACGCAGAAATTCTGCAAGGTTTGACAATGGAAGAAATGGGCTATATATTCAAAGCAATTTTAGAATATCAAGCTACCGGTAAAATAATAGATTTACCAAAACAGCTACTTATCCCCTTCCGCTTCATCAAAAACCAAATGGATATGGATAAAGAAAAATATAATCAAATAAAACAAGCAAGAAGTGAAGCAGGTAAAATGGGTGGTGCTCCAAAGGGTAACAAAAATGCACAAAACAAACAAAACAAGCAAAATTCACTCACAAAAAACAACCAAAACAACCAAAACAAGCATAATGATAATGTTAATGATAATGTTAATAATAATGAGAATGTTATAAAAGACAAAGAAAAAGAAATTAATAAAGAAAAAGAAATAGAAAAGCAGACACAAGTGCCGCAGATACCAGTATCGCAGGCACAACAGCCGCCTGCTCTCCCTCCGGATAAGCCTAAACCTAAACCAATCGAACCAAAAACACCACAGGCCGAAGTGTATGAATACTTTGCTGCCAAATACCAGAAACTAACCGGAATCAAATACCTCAGTAAAAAAGAAGATTTTATAAACCTCGCCAAACTGATAAAAGATTACGGAACCGAACTTGTAAAACAAAAAATAAACTGGCTTGAAATAGGCTGCTTGCATCCGGGCGTGTTCTGGTTCGCAACAGATAAAAGCGACTTCACTATAGGCACCCTGAAAACCCAATGGAACGCAATAATACCCAAACTAACTGCCGAGCAAAAAAAAGAAGAGGAAAAACGACGAAAAGAAGAAGAGGTTAAAAAGCGAATAATTGCAGGGTTAGAAGCAGAAGAACAAATCAGGAGGCAAGCAAATGTCGGCAGGATATAACGAAATTTTGAAGTTTATAGGCAATATATTCAATGCAAATGGTAAGCGGTTAGAAAATGAGCAGTTTTTACAAATGTGGGTTAGGGAAATACAGTCAACCCAAGCCGATATAGCCGATTTATACAATGCCGAAATATATATTATCCGTAACGATATACCGTTAAAAGTGAACGAAATAAGAAAAGCTATTGAATTTACAAAACCACAAAAACAATTACCATACACACCGAAAGTTAAATGTCCATATTGTGATGGTAGAGGTGTGGTATTTGGTGTAAAGTTTGATGAGAAGGGCAGATGGGGTAAAGGTGCGGACTATGCTTTGAATTGTGTTTGCGGTAACAGCCACCATTTAGCAATGGCAACAATGGATGAAAATGACCAAAACAATAAAACGATGTGCAAAGACGGCTATTTCTTGATATTCCCTTCGGTAACGGAAAAGTTTTCTTATTTGGACAAAGTAAATGCTAACGGAGGCTATGATTTTAAGGGAATAGTAAAGAGCAGGATTTTGGGCAAATGAAACTATTTTAGGAGAAAAAAATGATTAAATTATTAGAATTGTTTGGCGGAATAGGCAGTCAAACTCAAGCTCTTACAAACATAGGAATAGAACACGTATCAACACTGTGTGAAATAGATAAGTATGCAACTGCTTCCTATGAACAATTACACGGTAAAACGGAAAACTTAGGAGATATAACTAAAGTAAATCCAGAGAAATTAGTTGAAGGACAATGGGATTTAATAACATATTCTTTCCCTTGTCAAAGTGTTTCTATCGCAGGTAAACAAGAAGGTCTATCAAAAGGAACCGGAACAACAAGCTCTTTGTTATGGGAATGTGAGAAGATAATAAGAGCAGTTAAACCTAAATATTTGCTTATGGAAAATGTGGCTAATCTTTTGAGTAAAAAATTTATGCCTGAATTTGAGAAATGGTTAAACATTTTGAGAAGTTTAGGATATACAAACTATTATCAAATCTTAAATGCAAAAGATTTTGGAATCCCCCAAAATAGAGAAAGAGTTTTTTGTGTTTCTATTAGGGGAGAACATAGTTGCTATCAATTTCCAAAATCAATTCCTTTAACAAAGCAATTAAAAGATATGTTAGAAGATAGCCCAGCAGATACGAATACCGTAATTATTGTAGATGAGAAAATAAAGCCAAGCGTAGCTAAGAACTTTGAGAGAGAAAAAGAAAATATCGCAAACTCTAAAAAAGAAATATATCAAATTAAGTGTAAAAGTGGTTTTCAAGATAACAAAATCGGTTTAAAAGTATCTCCTACAATTAGAGCAAATAACAATGTTACTCACACTTTGGATAATCACTTTAGAATAAGAAAACTTACTCCAAGAGAATGTTGGAGATTAATGGGCTGGAAAGATGAACAATTTGACAAAATTAAAGGAATATCTAATGCGCAATTATACAAACAAGCAGGAAATAGTATTGTAGTAAATGTCTTAGAGGCGATTTTTAGACAATTGTTTTTAGTCGATAGTGGAATACCACAAAAAAAAGAATGTCAGCAAATTGATTTATTTTAAGGGGGGTGAAATAATGGAAATAAAAGACATAGAAAACAAAATAATCAATGATGATTGCTTAAATGTTTTAAAGCAATTGCCTGACAAGTGTATTGATTTGGTGCTGACAGACCCACCTTACGGAATAAATATAGAGAAAATGAGTTTTACTAACGATATAAAAGGTGGTGTAGCAAAAAGAAACGATTATAAAAATTGTTTTAAAGATGAAAGAATATCAAAAGAAATCTTGAACGAAATAAAAAGAGTTTCTAAAAATCAAATAATATTCGGCGGAAATTATTACACAGATTTTTTAGAGCCGACACAAAGTTGGATAGTATGGAACAAAAAAGGCGATGGAAGATTTAGCAACGATTTTGCAGACGGAGAAATGGCTTGGTGTTCTTTCAACAGAACTCTTAAAATTTATCATTTTTTATGGTCGGGTATGATGCAACAAAATATGGGTAATAAAGAAAAAAGAATACACCCAACACAAAAACCTGTAGGACTTTTTGAAATGATAATCAATGATTTTAGCAACGAAAATGATTTAATTTTAGATTGTTTCAGTGGTAGTGGAACAACAGCAATAGCCTGTTCGGAACTAAAAAGAAGATTTATTTGTATTGAAAAAGATAAGGGCTATTTTGAAGCAAGTGTAAAGAGATTAGAAGATTATAATAAGCAGTTAAGATTATTTTAAGAAATCAAGCAGAAAATAAAACAAGCACAGGAGCAGAAATAATGTTAAATTTATATTTTGAAATATTATCAAAGCCAAGAGCGGAATTAACGATGATAGACCAAATGATTGTTGCTTTGCCATTTATGATATTGCTTTTAATATTTTTAGTTTATTTATGGATTAAGGAGCAGAAATGAAAGAGATAATAGTAATTGAAAATAGTGTAGATGTGTCAATAATGAAAAGACATCCACAATGGGAATATTTGCAATTTCTTATTCCCGATAAACAATACAAGAGGGAGCAAGTCCCCGAAACCTTCGAGGAATTAAAAGAGCTTTGTAAAGATATAACAGTTGATTTGAAAGTTTGTAAAGACGGAACAATATATTGCAAAGAGCATTGTATTGCTAAAAACAGGACACCTCAACAGATGTGGCAAATAATCAAAAATCTTATAGGAGAAGAATAATGATTGATTTTGAAATTTTTATTATTTTGTATGGAATAGGAATAATTATTGATTTTATATTTATAGAATATGTTTTAGGAGAGTAAAATGGAAATAAGAACGAAGTTTAACAAAGATGACAAAGTGTTTCATATTAGACAAGTATATAAAAAAATAATATGTCCTGCCTGTAAAGGTGTCGGAGAGTTTATGATTGATGATGTTGAGTGTATTTGCAACACTTGTAAAGGTGATAAGAAAATTTTTACAGAACAACTGGTTTGGATAGTAGATGAAAATATATATCAAATAGGCAAAATTGTTATTGTATCACGATATACAAAAGAAAACAGTATAGAATATTACAGAAATACTTATGGAGAACAATTTATTGGAAAAGAAGAAGATTGTTTCGCAACCAAAGAAGAAGCAGAACAAGAATGTAGGAGAAGAAATGAGAAAACAAATTAGGTCTGATTTACTGGAAAATGTATATGTTGAGAACAAGAAAGGAACAAAATTTTATAAAGAATATGCAACAAGCGAATGGGTTTATATACCCGAGAACTTTCAAGAGCTAAAAGAATTAGTTTTTTATAGATTACAAGAGTTGAATGCTCAGTTATTTGATACGGGAATAACAAATAATAAAGACGAGATTTGGGTTAGAGGTATTTGTTTTAGTAAAGATAATACTATATCTGTTAGAATTAAAGATAATGTTATTCGTGTTATTATGGTAGGTGTTGATTATGCTCTAATGTGGGAAAATATAAAATCAATTTTAAATAATTTATAGGAGGGAAAAATGGTAACAGGGATAGGTGGGATGGAAATGAAAACAAAGTTTAATGTTGGGGATAATATTTGGACAATAAAACAAGTAAACAAATATATAAAATGTCCTAAATGTAAAGGTAATAGTAAAGAATTAATAGGCAATATAGAATATCATTGTGCTAATTGTTACGGCACAGGTAAAAAATTAACTCAAGAACTCGAGTGGATTGTTCAAAAAGAAAATCCTTGTAAGATAACACGAATAAGATTATTACAAGATGAGAATAGAATTTACATTGATTATCTTGGTGGCACAAATATTTTTAATGCAGATTATTTAGGAGCAGAACAAGACTGTTTCGCAACCAAAGCCGAAGCACAAAAGGAGTGTGATAGAAGAAATGGGAAATAATAAATATGTAGCTTATTTAGGAGATGTTTTGTATTTTGATATTAACTATTTATATTCTGAGCAATATGCTTAAAAGGAGCAGAACAATGGAAACAAAACAAGAAAAGATTGAAAAACAAAGAATTTTAAATAACTATGGAATAAAGTTTAACAACAAAGAAATGACAAAGATTTGTCAAGAAACAGATAAACAGAAGATTGAAAGGTTGAATAAAACAATACAAAGAAATCAATTAAAAATGGGACATTTAATGGCTTTTGGAACTGATAGACAAATAGATAAGTGTTGGAAAGAAATAGAACAAGCAGAGCAAGAACTAAAGGAGCTGGAATAATGGTATATTATAGATATGATAATGATTGGAAAAGAATAACCAAGAAAAAAAGAACAACAGCAAATTATGCAGAAAGCCAATTCCAACGTGCAGTAATACGCTATTTAAGATTACGTAATATTTTTTGTTTTAGCGTTCCAAACGGTTTGAAACTAAGCGTAATTCAAAGCAAAATTGCAGTAGCGGAAGGCGTTATGCACGGTGTAGCAGATATTATAATACTGCTCCCGCAAGGGAAAACAGTATTTGTCGAGATGAAAAACCCGAACGGTAAAGGTGTGCAGAGTAAACATCAAAAAGAATTTGAGGAAAAAGTAAAAAGTTTAGGATTTGAGTATTACATTTGGGATAGTTGGAAACAGGTTGATGAGTTTGTAGAAAAAATAAAAAATACTTGACAAAACTTGATTTTTTATGTATAATTCATAATGTAGTATTGTAGTATAAATTTAAAAAAGAAAAAACGAGAGAAAATAACACTGAAAAGGTGCGAAATGAAAATCGTTTTTTCTTGTTTTTTTTATAACCTCGAAATAGGCGGTAGCAAAATATGCTAACCGCTATAACCGATTTACTTACCGCATTACTTCAACTTTTAGAGCAAGAACACTTGCTATCCAAAGATTACCAAAAACATCTATTGTATGAAAGATTACAAGAAGGAATAGAAGAAGATATAGACAGAATAAAAGAGATAGCACTTGCTTGCGGATACGATGATAGTATAGCAAACGCAAAAAACAGCCTTTCAAATGCAATAGAAGTGCTTGAAATATTTGAAGATATTTCGGAGCTTGAACAACATATTATAAATCAAATCAATGAAATTATAGATAAATTAAATAACAACGACAGGGAAATTATTGCCGGTGTTTTTAATGAATATACAGCCAAAGAAGCAATAATCAATATGTTAGGCGACATAGCGGAAAAAAGAACCAGAGATATTTATCTCTTGAGGTTTAACAAATGAGCCAAAAACAAGAGATAAAATTCGATTCTCGCAACTATCGTATACATAACGAAAAAAACAAGCAATTGATAAGCAAAAGCTTAAAAGAACTTGGTACCGGCAGAAGTATAATCATTGACTCGGAAAACGAAATAATCGAAGGAAACGGCGTTTATGCGGAAGCTCAAAAGCTTAATATACCGGTAAAGATAATCGAAACTAACGGAAAAGAACTTATTGCTCTAAAAAGAACAGATCTTAAAACAAATGACGAAAAAAGAAAAAAACTTGCAATATTAGATAATTCGACCTCTGATACTTCGGAATTCAATATGGATATGCTAACCGAAGACAATACTCCGGAAGAGTTAGCAGAACTCGGCATAGAAATTGAAACAACGGATGTTCCCGTAGAACAGATAGAAGAAGATGATATCCCGGAAGAAATTCAAACCAGAACTCAAAAAGGCGACCTATGGAAACTAGGCGATCATTACCTACTTTGTGGAGATAGCACAAATAAGGCCGATATTGACCGTTTAATGCAAGGAAATATCGCTGATATGGTAATGACAGATCCACCATACAACGTTAACGTAAAAAACAGTCAGGGAATGAAAATTCAAAACGATAATATGTCAACCGGAGCATTCAGTGAATTCTTAAACCAATTATTTGAAGTAATGGCATCAGTACTCAAAGAAGGTGGTGCGTTCTATGTATTTATAGCCGATTCCAATCGGCTATATTTTGAAACTTCGCTAATCAAAAACGGACTTCAAGTAAAACAGCCACTTATCTGGGTTAAAAACTGTGCAACATTCGGCAGGAGCGACTATCACTGGCAACATGAACCAATTCTTTATGGTTGGAAAGAAGGGAAAAAGCATTATTTTATTGATGAATATAATCATACAACTGTTATAGAACAATTAGAAAAAGCAGCAAAAGAAGGGTTTGATAAGCTAAGCAAAGAACAAGCTCTAAACTTGTTAAAACAAATTTATTCATTACCAACAACAATCATACGAGAAAACAAACCCTTAAAAGACGAAAACCACCCAACACAAAAACCAATAAGAATGTTGGCAAAATTGATACGAAACAGTTCAAAGCCGGGCGAAATAGTGCTTGATGTATGCGGCGGTTCAGGCAGTACACTAATGGCTTGTGAGCAGTTAGGCCGTAAATGTTTCATAAACGAAATAGATCCAAAATACTGTGATGTAATATTACAAAGATGGGAAGATTTTACAAAACAAAAAGCGGAGCTAATAAAAACAAATGCAGATAACTGAGAAGGTTTCTATGGGGCATCCGGACAAGGTAGCAGATAGAATCGCAGCAGCATTAGTTGACTACTGCTACAACCAAACAGACAACCCGAAATGTGCCTTTGAAGTATTAATAGGACACAATTCTTGTTTTATTACAGCAGAAACATCGGTAGCAATACCTTATGAATTTGTAAAAAAGACAGTAGAAAGGATAAGTAAAGAAAACATAGCAGAACTTAGATATATAGAAGTGGCTCAAGATTATCACTTAGAACAAAACCAAAAAGAATTAAGGTGCGGAGATAACGGCATATTTGCAGGTTTTCCAATGCCTGAAATACATAAAGAAGCACTTAATATATGTAAAAGAATATACGAAAAATACGAAGAAGACGGAAAGATAGTATTAAACAAAGATACAAACGAACTAACAGTATGTTGGGCAGGTGTGCTTGAAAGCAGACTAAAAGAACTAGTTCCGGAAGCAACAAAGATAAATCCGTTAGGCTACTGGACAGGTGGAATAAACGTGGATACCGGCGTAACCGGAAGAAAACTTGCAAGCGACTTCTACGGAATAGAATATCCTTTAGGTGGTGGAACAATACATGGTAAAGACCTAAGCAAAGCAGACTGTTCAGTTAATATATATTGTTTCATAAAAGCACAAGAAACAAACAAAGAAGTAAAAGCAATATGTTCAATAGGCGATACAGAAGTAAACATAAACGGACAGATGATACCGTTTAAAGATATAGTAGCCGAAAGTAAAAAATACATTGAAAAATTAGGCGGTTTTGAGAAATTGGCTGAGTGGGGTTTAAGGTAAAATGGCTAATGAACAAAATTTGAAACCTTTCAGCCAAAGAACAGAGAGTGAGCAAAGAAGGATTAGAGTTATGGGTGGTAAAGCATCAGGAAAAGCTCGCAGAGATAAAAAAACTGCCTATGAAATAGCAAAAATGTTCTTTGAAGAGAAGGTAGATGTACAAGGCAAAAAGATAGACAGGAAGCAATTGATGATTCTCAATGCATTACGCAGAATCAACAATAGCATAATGAAAAGTAATAACAATGCACTGTCTAACGAAGAGTTAAAAAGTATGGACTACTTCTTGCAGATGATAGGCGAGGCACCGATACCGAAAACACAACAAGAAGTAACAGTATCGGCACCAGTACAAATAATAGATGATGTAGACGAAGATACAAAACCTGAGGTAACAGACTAATGGAAGAGCCGTTAAGGCTATCTTCAATATTTGCACAAACATTTAGGCCAGCGTGGAGCGCAATAAAGCATCATAAATACACACATTACTGGTTTAAAGGTGGTAGAAGCAGTACAAAGTCAAGTTTTATATCTTTGGCTATTGTTTTAACACTTTGCAGATACAAGAATGCGGAAGCATTAATATTTAGGAAAGTGGCAGATAGTTTAAGAACAACGGTCTTTGAACAAATGTTATGGGCTTTCGATATGTTAGGAATAAGGGATAAGATAAAAAGCACACAAAAACCCTTACAAATAACATTAAATACAGGCCAACGTATACTTTTTAGAGGTCTTGATGACCCAACGAAACTGAAATCGTTAAAAAGTGCGGACAGATACTTTGGAATATGCTGGTTTGAAGAGTTGGATGAATTCAAAGGAATGGAAGAGATAAGAAAAATTCTTCAATCAGTAATGAGAGGCGAAAACCCTTTTTGGATATATTATTCCTACAACCCGCCAATTAACCGGAACAGTTGGGTAAACAAAGAGGCAGAAATGCTAAGACCTGATAAGCTAATACACCATTCAACATACTTAGATGTGCCGGAAGAATGGGTAGGAAAACAGTTTATTCAGGAAGCAGAGTATCTAAAAAGAACAAACGAAAGAGCATACAGACACGAATACTTAGGAGAGGTTACCGGAACAGGCGGCATAGTGTTCCCTAATACAAAACAAGAATATATGAGTGATGCCAGAATTAAAGAGTTTGACAATATAAGACAAGGCATAGATTGGGGATATATGACCGACCCGTTCGTGTATATCAAACTGCATTATGACAAGAAGCATAGAACCATATACATATATGATGAAATATACAAACATGGGATAAGTAACCTAAAAGCTTCTGAACTAATAAAAGAAAAAGAATTCAAAGCAAGGGCAATAATAGCCGACAGTTCCGAACCGAAAAGTATAGATGAAATGAAAACATACGGTCATAACATTAAAGGTGCAGAAAAAGGGCAAGGCTCAGTAGAATACGGAATAAAGTTCCTACAAAGCCTTGAAGCAATATATATAGACAGAGATAGATGTCCGAATGCATACAGAGAATTCTCAAACTATGAACTTGAAAAAGATAAAAACGGAGAGTTTAAAAACGAGCCACCGGACAAAAATAATCATACCGTCGACAGTTGTAGGTATAGCCTCGAAGGAGATATGAAAAGATATGCTTGGTAGCATTAAAGCAAAAATTAAAAACTATATCAAAAATGTAATAGCAGAAGAAGCAGCTGCTAAAACAGAAAAACAAATAGCGAAAAAACATCAAAGAGATTTCGGTGTTGATATTTCTTCTATTACACTAAAAAAACCGGATGTACAAGAACTGCTAAGACTATCATTCCAAAAGAGTGCAAAAGATTTTTCAGTAAACTATAACGGAGCAGCAATGGACTCTGCGGAATGTGAAATGGCAACACCTGCAGTAAATATGCAAGGAACATCTAAAGACATAGTATATACATTCTTCTCGAAGTTCGGCTTCATCGGCTGGCAACAATGTGCATTATTAGCACAACACTGGCTGATAAGCAATGCTTGCTCAATACCGGCAAAAGACGCAATAAGAAACGGCTGGATAAACACATTCGCAGATACAGATAAGGAAGCCACCGGAGAAGAGAAGGAAAAAGAGCAGAAATTCCTAAACGAACTAAATGAAATAACAAACACAAAATTCAAACTATCCGAAAAAATAATACAATGGATAACCAAATGCAATATATACGGTATAGGAATAGCACTGCCTCAAATTGACGGTATAGACTACGAAAAGCCTTATAACCCGGATGGAATAAAGAAAGGCAGTTTTAAAGGAATAAGCATAATAGATCCATACTGGCTAACACCGCAATTTGACCAAGAAGCGATGACCGACCCTACAAACCCCGATTTTTATAAACCTACACACTACTTAACAGCAGACGGTAAAAAGATACATGCGAGCCACTTCATAATAATAAAAAGAAAAGAAGTACCTGATATACTAAAACCTTCGTATTATTTTGGAGGAATACCGCTAACGCAAGAAATATACGAAAGAGTATATGCAGCAGAAAAGAGTGCAAACGAACAACCGCTTCTGCTATTAACTAAAAGAGTTAACGGCTGGAAAGTGGACTTAAACGAATTCTTTGCTAACCCGGAAAAATACGAGCAGAGAATAAGAAACTTTACAGATAAAAGAGATAATCAGGGCATATTGCTTATAGACCACGAAGACGATATGTTCCAAATAGACACAACACTCAGCGACCTTGACCAAGTAGTAATGAGTCAATACAAACTCGTTGCGGCCGTTGCAAGAATACCGGTAGACAAACTGTTCGAACTTAACCCGTCAGGAACATTAAGTAACAGCGGTGACTATAATGTAAAGAACTATACGCAGGACTTAAACACAATACAAAACGACCAATGCAAACCGTTCATAGACAGAATAAACGAAATAGTAATGAGAAGCTACTACGACAGAAAAGACATGATAGCAATAATATTTAACCCGACAGATAACCCGACAGCCGCCGAACAGGCAACAAATGTAAAGACAGAAGTAGACACGCTTCAAGCATTGATAAGCAACAACGTAATAACAACAGAAGAGGCCAGACAGAAACTTATATCAGACAAACGCAACGGCTTCAGTTTCCTTGATGAAGAAGCTCCTGAACAAGAGCGAGACAACGAAGAAATAGCACAAATGATGAAGGAACAGCAGAATAAACAGCAACAAGGAAAAGACGAAGATATAACCGAAGATACAGGCTGGATAACAGTTCATCCCAAAGGCCACGAAAAAGGCCAGCCTGTGCCAGTAGAAGAAGGCCAAAGCAAAGGCGAAGCAATAAAAGCACACTTTGCCAGAGCCGCAGCAGGAGAAACATCAGCATATAAAAAAGATGATAACGATGACGACTTCGATTTCAGCTTCAACCCGGAAGTAATAGAAGAGCAAGCAGAAAGAGAAAAACAAGATAAGCAACAAGCAAAGGAAGATAAACAGGCAGCAAGAGAAGCAATAAAACAACAAAAAAAATGGGAAAAACTCAGTGAAGAGGAAAAGCAAGAAATAATAAACAAACTTGACAAGGTTAGACAGCAGCAAGAAAACGAAACAAAAAGAACACTTCCGAAAGAAAAAGAAGCACTTGCCGAAATAGGAATATACAGTATAAGAACACCAGACGAAAACAGTAACCGTTGGGCAGAATACAACGAACTTTCGCCACGAATCAAAAGGCAGTTCTTTACAAAAAACCCGTTCGCTCAAAAATGGGATGAAGCAGACCAAATATTAAAAGAAAAATTTCATGATGACACAATAGATATATTCGGCTACTTAAAAGATATAGATGTAAAAACTCCTTATTCCAGAACCAACGAAAGAACAAGGAATTATCTTAAAGGAACAACGGAAGACGATATAGCTAATGATAAATATAACCCAGAACAGTTAAGAGATAAACATGGAAGATGGGTAAGAGTAGTTGCAGCTGTAACAGGAAACGAAATAACAAGCGATTATGAAAATTTTGACGATAAAGAAAAAAGAAAAGAAATAATAAAAAAAGCATTGGAGTATTATAGAACTCATTTATTAAACAAACATGCGGAAAGGGATGACTTAGGGAAGATATATTTTTATATGAGCGGTGTAAGAGAATTGTTAGGGAAAGAAGTTATGCCGATTAAAATAAAAATAATACCAATTTTGAAAGAGATTATAGAAAACGGCAAACAAGTTGGCGAACCAAGAGATGTAAGTTCGGATAATAGGACAGACGGAATAAAAATGTTTTATTACATACAAGCGAATGTAAAAGTAGGTAAAGAGCCAAAAAAAATACAAATAGACATCGCAGAAGATGTCAGAGGAAGAAAATTTTATTTTGCGAGCGATAGAACATAAAAAATCATCAGATGAGTTACCATTCTCCAAAAGAATGGGTCACCTGATGACAACAATAGTATAGGATAAAAAACGAAAAATGTCAAGTAGAAAAAAGAAGTTCATCACTATCAATAGCCTCAACAAAGTTAACGCAGGAGCAGTAGCGGAATATCAAAAAGAACTGCTAAAGCTCGTGCGACAGATGATTTCTACCTACACAAAAGAACTGCTTGGCATGTATAAGAGCAATAAAGAAGAAATAAAACAAATAGCACAGGATGAGAACATAGCAGACAAATATAAAAAGAAAATGCAGCAGCTGGACGAAGTGTATCAAAAATATTTTGAAAAATACGGCCAGCAAAAAGCAGAAACAATGGTAAACAAAGTAGCAATAAACCAGCATAAAAACTTTATGAAAGAATATTCAAAGATAATGTTCGTTCTGCTAAACAACGCAGATATAAAGTCGGAAGATAAACCGTTCATCCAAATGATGAAAACACAATTTGACCCTAAAAACTTTATGGCAACACCGGAAAGCAAAAAAGCGTTTATGAAAGCATTTTCTTTAAATGTAAGACCTTATCACGATATAACAGAAACGATTAAAAAAACAACAGTAACAAACAATGTTGAGCTTATAAAGAGCATACACCAACAGTATCACAGAGAAGTAAGCCAAGCATTGTTTGACAGTATAATAAACGGCAAACCGTCACAAACAGTAGTAGAAAAACTGCTTCAGGCAGGCGTAAAAACAAAAAGAAGAGCAAGACTAATAGCACGTGACCAAGTGCATAAAACACATGAAGCTCTACACCTGCAAGAACTAAAACAGACCGGAATAACCAAAGCGAAATGGGTTCATATAGGCGGTGGCAAAACCGACAGAAAAACCCACATAACAGCCACCCCATACGGTTTAAATGGTGGGATATTTGACATAACAAAAGGAATGTACGACCCGGCAGTAAAACAATTTATTAAACCCGGCGAACTACCCTTCTGCCATTGTGGGTGTGTTGCCGTAGCGGAGATATAAAATGGGAAAAGTTATAGATAAAAACGATTTTTGGTTCATAGAGAAAAACCCTATCACAAAGGTAGGCGTATATCCTTATTTAGGCAAACAGATAAGCCAAGACTGTGAACCGAACAAAATCTATTATGTATTAAGACCAAAAGAAGAACTGTTCAGAAAAGAAACACTCGATAGCTTAAGACTAATACCGTTAATTGACGGACATACAATGATAGGTAAAGATTTTACAGCACCGGAAAAGAAAGGTATCGACGGAACGCTCGGCGACAATGTTTCACATGACACAGACACAATATATAACGACCTCAAGATCATAAGCAACAAAATGAAAGACGAAATAAAAAACGGAAAAAAAGAATTGTCACTCGGCTACTTCTGTAGATATGACAAGCAGCCCGGAATATACAAAGGCCAGAGATACGACTATGTGCAGAGAGATATCATAGCTAACCACCTCGCACTTGTAGACAAAGGCAGAATGGGAGCAGATGTAAGAGTGTACGACAGTATGAATATACCGGAAGGGGAGGCATTCGCTATGGATAGCATAGACATAACAATGGACAAAGATGAAGATATTGAATGGATAACAGTAAAAGGAACTCACATACCGATCAAGAAAGGAGAGAACAAGGAACAGGCCGTTAAGAAGTTCTTGGAAGGAAAAAGAAATGGCGGAGAGCAGTCCTCCGGAGAGAAGGAACTTGATAAAGAAAAACTCTCAAAAATGAAAGACTTGTTAGATAAAACAGGCGGAGATTACGAGTTCGCTAAATCTCAAATGAAAAGCAACGAAGATGTAGACAAAATGATAGGTAACCTCGAAAAAGAAGTAAAAAAACAAGAAGCAAAAATGAATGCACCAGAAAAAGTGTTGCCAAAAACATTTGAAAAAGGCGACATAATGCACTCAAAGAAATTAAATAGAAATTATGTATATCTTGGTAAAAATAAAGATGGTTTATATATGTTTGTAGATAATGACAAATTTATAAAGAATGATATAAGTCCTGATGATATGTGGGCAATAAGTGAAAAATATTTAAAAAATAATTTAGCTGATGGAAATATGACATTAGCAGAAAACAGGTCAGGATATGAAAAATCCGAGCCGGAACAGGCCGGGAAAAAGAAGAAAGAAGCAACAGACTCAATGGAGTATAAAACAATACAAGGAGAAGGAAAGATGGAAAAAGAAAAGAAAGTAGCTATCGATGAAGATAAGAGAAAACTTATAGACGAAATTGGTGGCATACTTAAAGGCAAAGTAGACGAAGAGTTATGGAAAACAATTATAGGCAAAGCTGAGAAGTTGGCCTATAACGGTTCCGAAGCAGGAAAAGGAACAGATGAAGGAGAAGAAGTAGAAGAGAAAGAAAAAGAAGTAGTTGAAGAAGGTAAAGACAAAAAAGCCGCAAAAGACAAATGCGGTAAAGATGAAGAAAAAGACGAAGAAGCAAAGAAAAAAGAAATCGTCAAAGAGTTTGCTAAAAAAGAAAAATTAGCAAAAGAAGTAGAAGACGAGCTCGGAACATTTGACCATAGCGAAATGACCGAGTTAGAAGTTGCAAAATATGCCTGCGATAAACTTGAGCTTGGAGCAGCAGAAGGCCAAGAATTGGCCACCTTGAAAGGTTACTTGAAAGGTGTAGCAAAAGCTCCAAAAGCAACATACGGCTACAAAAAAGTAGCTCAAGACAGCGGCATAACAAAAGATGAAGAATTTGAAAAATTCACAAAAGGAGAATAAACAAAATGGCTTTACAGAAAATAGTAAACAAACAATTAGCAGTAGGTATGGAAGGCGAATTTTTTGATAACTCGCCTAAAAGAGTAAGAACATTTGCAGTGTTCGGAACAGCAGCTGCAAAAGCTACCGGAACATTAACTACAACCGGAAACTTTTCAGCAAGCGATACTGTAACAATAGGTGTACAAACCTATAAATTTGTAGCAAGTTTAACAACAAGCCCGGCAGCAGTTCCTTACGAAGTATTGTTAGGCAACTCTGCAGCAGCTTCCTTAACTAACCTTGAAAAAGCAGTTAACGGAACCGGAACAGCAGGAACAGACTACGGAGAAGGCACATTAGCAAATGCATTAGCAACAGCAGTAGCAACTGATTCAACATTAGTAGTTACAGCAAAAGCTGAAGGCGTTGACGGCAATTCCATAGCAACAGCAGAATCAAGTTCTGCGGCTTCCTTTGCAGCAGAAACATTAACAGGTGGAACAGCAGAAGCTCCTGCAAAAATAGCAAGAGCATTTACCTACACTGATGTAGAAGGTAAAGCAGTAATCGGTGGAACAGGAGTATTTGCAGGTATAGCAGTTAACCCTAAAGAATACGCAATGTATAACAACTTCAATGCAAGTTTGGTATTGCCTAACGGTGTAGCAGGCCAGCTCTGCACATTCGGCCACATATTCGTAAGAGTAACCGCAGATATATCAGTAGGACAGGCTGCATTCTTCAGCAATACAGACGGTTCTATCAAAGGTGCAACAGCAGGAACTTCAGTAAGCGGATATACAGAAATTAAAAATTCCAAATTCGTTGAAGTAGCTGTAACAGCAGGCAAAATTGCAAAATTGGAATTAGGAAACTAATAAAGGAGAGAATATAAAATGAAAGAAATTACAAGAATAGATAGCAGACTTAGCCCTGCACAATTAACAGGCTATAAAATGAACGACAAAACGACTTTCGAAACATTGAAAAAGTTCGGTATATCGTTCGATGAACTTCAGTTCGAAATAATGAAAAATATGTATAAAGTAACTACCGGTCAAGATGCAGCTCCGGAAATGATAACAACATCGTCAGTTCTTACACCGATACAGTTCTTGCAATGGATCAACCCTAAAGTAGTTACGATGTTGACTACAAAAAGAGATATCGATGAATTGGTAGGATATACAAAAGCAGGTGACTGGAGCGATGAAGAAATCGTTCAAGCTATCGTTGAATTGTTAGGCTCTGCAAGACCTTACGGAGATAAAGCTAACCCAACGGAAGCATCATACAACGTAAACTACGAAAAGAGAACAATCGTAAGATTTGAAACTTCTCTTGAAGTAGGTGTATTAGAAGCTGAAAGAGCAGCTAAAGGCAGAATCAACAGCCACGATACAAAAAAACAAGCTGTAACAAGAATTCTTGAAATCGTAAGAAACGAAATCGGGTTCTACGGATATATTGACGGAGATAATAAAACCTACGGTTTGTTAAATGATCCGAACTTGAACGCATACGTAGCAGTAGCTCAAGGTGCAGCATCCTCTACATTGTGGCAAGACAAAACAATGAAAGAAATCTGTGCTGATTTTGTAACAGCATTCTCAAGATTAAGAAATCAAACAGGTAACAACTTCGACCCACAAAACGATAAGTTCTCTATCGACATAAGTGCTGCAGTAGTTGACTACTTATCAACTCAAAACGAGTTCGGTATAACAGTAAGAGAATGGTTGAACAAAAACTATCCTAAAGCCGAAATAAAATCATCTGCATGGTTAAACGAAGCTAACGGCGGAGCAAACGTATTCTATGTAGTTCCAGATGAACTTGACGGAGATAAAGTTGTTGACCAATTCGGCCAAGACAAAATGAGATTTATCGGCCTATGGAATAAAGGCAAATCTGTAGAAGAGTTCTATTCCAACGCAACCGCAGGTTGTATGGTAAGAATACCTGCAGGTGTAGTTAGATATAGCGGAATATAATAGAACCTAAACTGTATAGAGAGCTGCAATACGCTCTCTATACAATAAAAGTAGCAGGAGTATAAACCAAACTTATAGGAGAATAACAAAATGATTTATGTAATTTCAACATTAAGCAATGACCAACTATACTGCAACTATGCAGATAGAAAAGACGTAAAAGTAGTAACAAAAGAAATATTAATCAAGGGCGGAGCAAATATCCAAAACAGAAGAACACTGCTCGCTTCTGACGAAGGAGTTATCACTCCTGTAAGCGAGGCGGACTTTGCAGAACTGGAAAAAAACCCACTATTCAAGTTTCATCAGGAAAAAGGTTTTATTAAAGTAAGAAAAACAAACGAATCTGATGCAAGAAAAGCGGCAGAAAACATGAACACTAAAGACAAATCTGCTCAGTTAACTCCCGAAGACTACAAAAAAAGAGGGTTCAAAAAACCGCCTACGACAGATATAAAAAAAATTGAAACAGGAAACTAATTAAGGAGAAAAAGAAATGGCAACAGTTACAGTATCAATAACAGATTTTAGGCAAAGATTTCCGGTGTTTAGTGACACTACAAAATACCCGGATAGTCTTATCCAAGCAATGTTAGATACCGCACCTGTTTATATTTCAAATAAAACAAGTTGCTGTAGAACAGAAGCGATAGTAAAAGAAGCATTGCTCCTTATGACAGCACACTTAGTAGCAATAAATTCTCCTTCAACAACCGGAAGTGCAGGCGGCGGCGTGATACAGTCGGCTCATATTGGAGATGTATCAGTAACAAAAATGGCACCACCTGCAAAAACAAGTTTTGCCTATTGGCTGTCATCGACACCATACGGCCTGCAATTGTTAGCACTGCTTAAAATGCAAGCAACAATAGGCCTGTATATAGGTGGAACAGCAGAAAATGTATTCAGGTAGGTAAAATGGCAACCGTAAAAGTAGGCTATACAGTAAAACATACATTTAACAAGAAATATATAAAAGACCAACTAAGAAAAATGCAAGACGGCGTAATGTTGGTTGGTTGGGATAAAAACCAATACGAAGAAGATGAAAAAGGCCAAAAAACAAACTTGTTAACAGCAGAAGCAGCCTACTTAAACGAAGTTGGACATTATATCCACCATAAAAATGGCAAAACAACACATGTGGTTGCAAGACCATTTTTGAGTTATACAGTAGCACAAAACGGAAAACACTGGTTTGCAGTTTGGCGAAAAATGGTAAGGATGTATTTTGAAGGACAATATAAAACATTTAAACAAATAATGCAAAAATTGTGCACAGATTACATCATAGAAGATATAAGAAAAACAGTAGAAGTAGAAAAACCATTTGCACCACTTAAACCGTCAACGCTTGCCAGAAGAAAAAGATATGGAATCAATAGAGATACACCGCTTGTGAATATGGGAACAATGATAGATACATTAACTTATGAAATAAGGACAAAAGGCAAATAAAATGTTTGGAAATTTACTTAATATAGCATCTTCAATTATACCACAACAAGTTTTTACTTATTATAAATTTAATAAGGCAGAAGTCAATGATATAGGTAATGTAGTAGATACCTACGATGACGGTGTAATTTTAGAAGGTTCAGTGCAAGCTATAAGTCAAGATATGTACGAAAAGTTAGGGCTTGATTTTAGCAAAAAGTATATATCCATACATACATCAGCAGATATAAGAAATGTAGATAATAATCAGAAAAGTCCTGACAAAGTTGTATGGAACGGCAAAGAATATTTGATAACAAAAGTAACAAATTGGTTTCAGCAAGACGGGTGGAATAGAGTTATTGCAGTAGAACAAACAGAAGAGGACGAACCTCAACCTGATGAAGAAGAGGAAGAAGAACAATGATAACAACAAACCAAATTTATAAAGATTTGATTTCGTTAATTCAAAATGTATTAAGTGCTAATAAATTAAATTGGCAAATAATACAATCTTTTCAACTTCATATGGGTAACTTCAAGCCACCGTTTGTAATGTTGCACAGACTAACCGCTACAAATTACGGTTGGCAATTCGGCAAAGATTATACCGAAGAAGAAGGGCAAACTAAAATACACAAACATACTGAAAACCAAATTGAAATAATAAAGTTTCAAATAGAAGCCTACCGACCAAGACAACAAAAAGATAATGTAAATACGATATCCGCAACAGATGTAGTAAGGATTATTGCAAGATATTTTATGAGCGAGACAGGAATACAAGCAGTAAGAGAAAAAGGATATGAAGTATTTAGAATAACAGAAGTAGTAGAAGAATATTATAAAGAAGTAAATGATGTATATCAGGTAGCACCACACTTTAAATTAGAGTTAAGAACAGTGCAGACAGATACGACACCGACAGATACAATTAAAGATTTTGCAGGTGTATTAAAAAGGGTTTAAATAAAACAGGAGGGTAAAAATGCCAATATCAGCAAACAGATATGTTGACATAAAAAGCGGAATAAACAACATTAGAACCGCAACGGAAAAAGATTTGATAGCCCGTATTTTTACGACTAACGAACTTGTTCCCAAGCAAGAAGTTAAAGAGTTTGAAGGCTTAGATGAAGTTGAAACTTATTTCGGTGAAAATTCAGACGAATATAAAATAGCAGAAAGATATTTCGGTTTTATATCTAAATATCAAACAACACCACAAAAAATAAGTTTTGCGAGAGATTTTGAAACAGGTATAAATGCCTATATTCTAGGCGGTGTAACAAATAGCGGAACATTAACAGCATTAAAAGCAATAACAGCAGGAAGTTTTGATATTACTGTTTATGGTGTAACTACATCTATATCAGGTATAGATTTAAGTTCAATAACAGAAATAGCAGATGCATCAACAATTATAGAAACAGCATTAACATCAGCAGGACTAGGCACTACTGTGGAAACAGGTTATCTCGATTCAAGATTTATTTTTGCAACAACGGGCGCACCTAGCAATAGTACAATATCAATATCTGATACACCATTAACACGAGCAATGTTAATAGATTCATCCTCTGCTATATCTTGTGAAGGTTCAGCACCAACATCTTATAGTAATGTATTCAAATATAGTTACCAATTAAATAACAATTTTGCGACTTTTGTATTTTTAAATTTAACAGGATATGATGTATCAATATTAGCTTCTGATATAGCGACATTAGGACAATATGTAAAACAAACATATCCTTCCGAATTTATGATGGTAGTTCCTGTAACAACAGCAAATGCTTCTGCAATACATACAGCAACGGCAGAAATTGACGGTATAAGTTTGGAATTGTGCGGAGATACTGAAGATACAGGAAAATTTAATTTTGTTATACCTATGGCCATAACAGCAACAACAGACTATAACAGAATTAACGGAACACAAAACTATATGTATAACCAATTTGACGGTGCAGTTGTAATGGTTGACGATGACCCCAACGCCAATACTTACGACAATTTGAAAGTAAATTATTATGGTAGAACACAATCGGCAGGACAAAAACTTGCTTTTTATCAAAGAGGAGTTTTACAGGGCGATTATCAAGACCAAAACATATTTACAAACGAAATATGGTTGAAAGATGCTTTAACTACCACATATGTCAATTATATGCTAATGACACCTAATTGGTATGCAAACAAAGCAGGTAAAGCAATAGGACAAGCCTTAGCAATGGATATTATATCAAGAGCAAAACTTAACGGAACAATTACAACCGAAAAAGAATTAACAGCTAACGATAAAGTGTTTATTTATAACATAACAAATGATAACGAGGCTTGGAGGCAAGTATATCAGGAAGGATATTATTTAGTCACTTCAATTACGAAGGAAACTATTAATAGGCAAACGGTATATAAATTCAATTATGTTTTAGTTTATTCAAAAGGCGACAGTATAAAGAAAGTTGAAGGTAAGGATATATTAATATAGGAGGTTATAAAAAATGGCAGATAATATAAATGTCAGCAGTTTAGGTTTAAAAGTAACATTTCAATCAATGCCTACATTTCCGCAGGGCTTTACAATAGACCAATGGCCTGACGATAATGACCCATTAACAATAGGCGATGTAGTAGTTACCGATACTGCAATGGGTGTAAATGGCGATATGATAACTTGGAACAAAGCAAACCCTATACCTGTTGAAATAGCAGTAATACCTAACACAGAAGCAGACAAAAATTTAGGGATATTATTTAAAACAAACAGAGCCGCTAAAAACAAAGTATCAGTTTCCGATAGTATAACAATGGTAATAACCTATGCAGACGGAAGCACAAATACATTGACAGGCGGAGTAATTACACAGGGACAACCTGCAAACAGTATTTCAAGTGATAGCAGAATTAAAACAAAAACATACAGTTTTAGTTTTGCAAACATAATATAAGCAGTAACCGAAGTAGTAGCACCGTAGCACAAAATAACAAGAAGTAGGAGTAGAAATTATGGAAAATAACGAATTTAAGTTATTACAACCAAAAGAAGTAGAAGTTGACGGTAAAACTTATATTATAAGTAAAATTCCAGCCTTTCAGGCGAGGGAAATAATGGTTAAATATATTCCTACCCATTTAATGAACATTAACGGCGACTACGAGAAAATAAAAGAACTCGTTTTAAAATTAATGAGTTATGTAGCAGTAAAAGTTGACTACCAAAAAGAAGATGGCACATCTGACACCCGAACAATACGGTTAGAAACCGAAACCTTAATAAATAACCATTGCGCAAGTTGGGAAACACTCTGCAATTTAGAAAGTTTGATGATAGACTACAATACAAGTTTTTTCAGAGATGGCAAGGGCTTGACTTTCTTTCAAAAGTTAGAGTTCCTTGCCGAACGGAAAGTTACAGAAATATTGACAGTCTTATCGGACAGATTATTGCAGAAAAACAAGCAACCCTCTGGGAATTAAAGAATATATACACATTAGAAGACGCCTATTTGATATACGAGGCAATGGTAATACCCAAATACAACGAATATTTACAAGCAGAAGAGATTAAAAGAGAAATTAAAAGAAAAAATTTAAGGACTAAATAATGTCAAATATAGTTGAAGAATATGCTTATCAGATAACAGTTAAAGGTTCAAAAGTTGCAATACAGGCTTTTGATAAAGTTGCTAATGCAAGTAAAAAGTTAGGAGAAGTAGATAAACAAAACCTATCTGCAACCGAAAAACAAACAAAAGCAATAACCAAACAAAGTTCTGCATTGTGGCTTTTAGCAAAGAGATTATTAGGTGTATATTCAGTATATGCTTTATTCAAAAAAGGCTTAAATTTAGGGCTAAACTTTGCAGAACAGGGAAATATGATAGCCAACCTCGCAACAACTGCAAATATCTCAACGAAATCGTTACAGAAATGGGGTTATGCACTTAAAAGATACGGAGGCAGTGAACAGTCTATTGCAGGAACAATGGCAAGCCTACAACAGAGATTATTTGAATATCAACAATGGGGTAACGCCAATGCTTTTGCGGAATTTATGAAACTTGGAGGCCAAGTTCCAGCAGGTTCTACACCTGAACAATTCTTGAAAAGTCTTTCAAAACAATTACAGAGATTACCTCGTGAAAGAGCCTTAGCAATGGCAAATAGTTTAGGCATAGATAGTGCAACGACAAGATTTTTACTTGAAGGTAATGTAGAAAAAGACCTCGCAAATGCAAAAGTTTTATACACAGATGCAGATATCAAAATGGCACAACAAGCAAAACAAAACCTTATTGAATTTAATCGTGAAATGGAAAAATTAGGTGTGCTTTTAGGCAGAAAAGTATTGCCTTATATAACGGACTTTTTGAAAATAGTCCCAAATATAGTTGATAGAGTAGGACAAGTGTTAGGAGAAATACTTAACGGTACCTTCTTAAAGAAATATTTAGGAAAACCGGGAGATATTATTTACAAAGCAATGTATAAAGTGGGTGCAGGATATTATGGTATGGAAGAAAAAAATGATCAAGATTATAGACAAGCAGTATTAGGTAGAAGCATGAGAAGATTAGGTGGCTATCAATATACAGACCCATTAAGTATAATGCCGGCCTTATCAAGTTTAACACCACTTGCTTCGGCTTCTAATGCTTGGAATAACTTAAATCAATCAAATAACATAGTTATAAACGGTACTTCATCGCCGGAAACCGTAGGCAAAAGTGTAGTAGAAAAAATTTCCGACTTTTCTTTTAACGGCTGGATAGGTTTTATGAGTGAGGTAAAGAGTTAATGTATTTAACACCTTCAACACCACAAATAGCAATAGACAATTTAATACCAAATGTAAGTGTATTTAATTTGGCTTTAAATGTTGCAGGAATAATAAACAACAAAAAAAATGTAAGCATATATACTTTAGATGAAAAAGGTATAAAAACTGATATTTTAGAAGGCAAATTTGGAATATTAAGCAACCTAACAAACATATTAGGACAAAGTCCTATCATAGAAAATGCGGAGATAATAGAAACATCCAAACTTGCAGAACATCCGTTAGAAGATGGCAAAGTTACAGCAGATACGAAAGTAAAAATGCCTACTGAAATAACAGTAAAAATAGTTATGCCAGCAGTAAATTATCAAGATTATATATCGGCAATAAAAGAGATAAAAGATAACAATATACCGTTATATGTAGAAACAAAATATGGTGTATTTGATAATATGCAAATAGTAGGAATACCCGTAAGTCTAACCGTAGAAAATATAAGCAATATAACATTTACATTGAAATTAAGAGAAGTATTAGTTGCAGAAGATTTAAGTGTAATGTCTTATGATAAAGTAGCAAATATAAATGATGCTTCAAATAAAAAATTAGGGCTTAAAACAGGAACGGAAGTAAATAGATTAAATTTATTTGGGATATAGAAATGAAATATATAGAAATAGATAGCACACAACCAAACCAAACTTTCACATTTTCAACCGATAGTGGAACGGTTGAGATAACATTAAGCACTATTGATGATATTACTTTATTCAGTATGTCGGCAGGAGGAAATAATATCATAAGTAGTGTTAGAGTTCCTGCAAACGAATTAATTATAGGCTACAAACATATACAAGAACAGTTCGGTGACTTTATATTTACAAGCGACGACAACAATTACCCTAATTTTAAAGATTTTAACCAAAGCAACAAATTATATTGGCTAAATTATGAGGAAGTAAAACAATTTAAAGAGAATAAAAATGCTTAAAAAAAGAGCCATAGAACTTACTATTACTAAATACGACCAAAACGGAAAAGTTGAATTTCAAAAAGAGTTCAATAGTTCAAGAAGTGATATTTGTCCAAATGTAAAATTTAATTTTCAAAAATATGTTGGAAGTATTATGTATGGGCAGGGTAAAATTTCTATATGTGGACTTGATAAAAAATCAATAGAAGTTTTAACAGGATTTTTAAGTATTGATAGCGAATTAAATAAAAAGAGAGTAATAACATTAAAAGCAGGATATGAGGGAGAAGAATTAGGACTTATGGTTGACGGCACAATTTTTGGAGCCTTACCTACAATACCGCCTGATATTTGGCTTAATTGTGATGTAATAAATAATTACGAACAAGCGAACGATAAAAAGAATTTTTCAACTTCGGATAATCTTTTATTTACAGATTATATTCAAGCAGTAGCCGATACATTAAATATAAAAAAGATAGAAAACAGAATTAAAGAACCAAGCTATTTAAACAGAAAAATAAGTAAACAAGCAATTAAAGCAGGAAGTATGTTTAATATAGTTTATTCAATATCCGATGTTTTTGCTATAAACAATAAATATCCTTACGGTGTTACAGCATATATTGAAAATGAAACTTTAATTGTTGATTATACCGACTTAATTCCAAACGATGAAAGAATACAAACGCCGATACTTGTAAACAAAGATAACGGCATGATAGGATTACCCGAAATAACAAATGCAGGTCAAATTTGCAATATAACAACATTGTTAAATACATCAATAAAAACGGGTGATGTAATAAAAATGGAAAGTTCACAAATACCAAGTTCAAACGGTTTGTTTTATGTGATAGGCGTAACTTATAGCGGAGAATATAGAGGCAATAATTGGTATTCAGTATTCCATTGTAGGAGAGTGGCAAATGGATAAATATCAGGCTTCAAATGACCCGAACAGTTTAGAATATGCACTTCAAGTATTAAAGAAGAACATATTTATAACATTAAATGTTTGTTTGCCAGCCGTTGTATTGAAATATAACAGTACTAAAAATACCGTTGATGTTCAACCTGCAATACAACAAGTAATGAAAGATAATACTTTTTTAGATCTACCGAAAGTATTTGAAGTGCCTGTAATAACACTTGGCGGAAACGGTTTAAGCATAAGAATACCGTTAAAAGAAGGCGATACAGGAATAATAATATGTGCTGATAGGGATATAAGCCTATTTGTGCAAGAATTGGCAAATACTCAACCGCAAACTTTAAGAAAACACGATTTGGCAGACTGTTTCTTTATACCGTCAACATTTAATAAAGTAGGAACATCAAATGCTAATGCAATAGATATACAGGATAGCGAAGGTAATGTAAAGTTTCAAATTACAAGTAGCGGAATAACAATTAAAGGCGATGTAACAATAGAAGGAGAAATAACGGCCACAGGAGAAGTGATAGCAAATAGTGAAACTTTACCTATTAAACTTTCAAATCACGGACACGGTGGTGTTACAACAGGTAGCGGAACAACAACAGGTTCAGTACCGTTAACATAAGGAGCATAAAATGACAGGTTTTGATATAGATGAAAACAACGATATATTTTTAACGGCAGAAGGCAATTTAGCACTTGTAAAAGACATAGAGGCCGTAAAAGTAGCGGTATTATGCCAAACGAGAACAACTTACGGAGAAGTAATATTAAATACTCAGGCAGGAATACCCTACTTTCAAACGATATTTACAGCACATCCGGATATAGAACTATGGAAAAAATACATGAAAGATACAATACTTGCTATCCCGAAAGTTTTAGGAATAAGTGATTTTAAAACATATATTCAATACGGAAAGAATTTGTTGAAGTATGCAATTATAATAAATACCGAATACGGTCAGGAGGTTATAAATGGCTGATAATTACACATATAACACAAACTCAGGTGTTGTAGTGCCTGATACTGCTAATATAAAAGCAGAAGTAGAACAAGAATTTAAAACGGCATTACAAAAAGAAGACTTGGACACATCCGAAAGCACACCACAGGGCAGACTAATTGAAGCCGAAACAGTGGCAAGAAAAAGAACAATAGAAAATATGGCACAACTTGCCAATATGTTTAACCCTGACCAAGCATACGGTATATTTTTAGATAGTTTAGGAGCTTTGTTTGGCATAGAAAGAATAGGAGCAACAGCAACAAGAGTAACCTGCACATTGTCAGGAACAGCAAATACAATAATACCTGAAGGTAGCCAAGTTAAAGATACATCGGGAAATATATACTCGTTAGAAAATTCAGCAACAATAGGTTCGGGCGGAAGTGTAACGGCAGATTTCTTATGTACAGAAAAAGATGCAATAGAATGTGGTGCAGGAACAGTAACGCAAATAGTAACAGCAATAAGTGGTTGGAATAGTGTAAACAATTCATCAGCAGGACAAACAGGACTTGCAGGAGAAAGTGATACAGAATTTAGGCAACAATTTGGTGTTAGACAATATCAGGGAACAGCGCTATTACAATCAATTAAAAGTGCAATACTTGAAGTAGAAGGTGTTGAAAGTTGTGTTGTGGTAGATAACCCTAACTCCACCACAAAAACGATAGTAAATGAAAGAGATAATACAAGAAATATAACAATGTCAGCACACAGTTTATATGTTTGTGTTGATGGTGGTAAAAAAGAAGATGTAGCACAAGCGATATATAACACAAAGTCAATGGGTTGTGCTTATGCTTCAAGCAACAACGAAACAACAGTAGGAACAGGCACAGAAGCAGAAGATGTATATTTTGATAATTTAACGGCAGGTGGTGGTGGATATACAATTCCTATCTATGTAGAAATATATGTCAAAACGGGTTCTACAAGTGATTTAACTAATACTATTAAATCAGCAATACAAGCCTATGCAAACAACGAAATACCGAGTGTTGACGGTTTAAAGTTAGGTGTAAATGTAAATGCTTTTGAAATTGCCTGTGCAATAAATGACCAAATACCCGAACTATTCGTTCAAAGTATAAAAATAGGAACAACAGATGCGACAATAAATCAAGACAATATAGCAATAGGCGTAAATGAAAAAGCAATAATACCAAACGATGATGATCATATAATAATTCATCAATTAACGAGGTAAAAATGAAAATATTTAATAAAGATTTTATTATTGATTTACAGAAAACAATACTTTGGCAATACGACAAAGCAAGTAAATTAAGAAGTTTAATTGATCAGAAACAAGCTTGGTATAAAATAAATGTTACAGATTTTATAGCAAACTTTTTTGTAAATATTTTCAATTTAAAAACTGCTAACGATTTTGGTTTATCTGTTTGGGGTAGAATATTAAACTTTCCAAGACAAATATTTTTAAATAAATACCAAATTACAGCCGAACAAACAGCAGGAACAGATTTAACTGATATTGAAGTGTCAAGAGCAGTATTTAATGCAAAAATAGAAAGCGGAGATGATTTTACAGCCATTACAATAAAAGAAGAAGAATTTAAAACATTTATTTTTACTTATGACGGAAGTAGTTGGGATATATCGGGTTCAGTAACTGCAAACGATGTAGATATAGCAGATTATGGCATAACATTTACAGGAACACCTATTGAAGATGATACGATAACAGTAATATGCGATTGGACTGCATTAAATTTAACCACAGAACAATACAGATTTTTGTTATTAGGACAAGTTTTAAAGTTTAGGATGAATTGCACTATACCAGAAATAAACCGTTATTTGAGGCTAATATTTAACCAAAAAGACAATAGTAATGTTTATGTAACAGATAACCATAATATGACAATTACATATACAATACAACCACCTGTTCTAGATAGTAATATACAGAAATTAGTAAATAACTATGATTTTTTACCTGCACCTGCGGGGGTATTAGTTATTAAAAGTTCCGCAGCAACCTTCCGAACTGTAAAAATAAATACAACTCCTTCTAATGCCAATGTTATGTTTGTTATTGATGGTTATGGTTACAATCAAAACCCCATTGATGTAGAGGATGGAAGTGTTATAAATTGGACAGTGTCTAAAGATGGCTATCTCTCGCAATCAGGGACAATAGTGGTAAATGCAGATACTGAATTTTCTGTAACACTTCAATCTTTATCAGGAATACTTGTTTTTGAAGCTTTAGAAACTTCTACCATAGGATATGTCTTGAACGGGGATCTATCTTCTCGTGATATAAAATATTCCATGGATGGCTCAAGTTTTCAATCTTGGAATGGTTCAATTTTATCGCTTAATACAGGAAATAAAGTATATGTAAAAGGAAACAATATAAATGGACTAAACACATCCTACACGAAGTATATGCAATTTGTTATGACAGGAAAGATAAAAGCAAGCGGAAATATTACATCGCTTTTAACAGATAGCGAAAACATCTTAACAGAAATTCCTAATACTCACTGCTTTGTAAATTTGTTTATGAACTGTTCGGCTTTAACAGAAGCACCTATTTTACCAAGTACTACTTTAAAGTCTGACTGTTATGCAGGAATGTTTGAAAATTGTTCAAATTTAAATGTTATGCCGGAATTGCCTGCTTTAATTTTACCGGTAAGAGCATATCGTTATATGTTTTCAGGCTGTACAAGTCTTGTTGCAATGAAAGATATTATAGCAACAAGTTATGCTGAATATGCTTGCGAGAGTATGTTTTCAGGTTGCATTTCTTTAAGTAAAATGAAACCCCTTAGAGCAACATTTGTTGATGATAATGGTTGCCGAGAAATGTTTAAAGGCTGCATAAACTTAACTACACCAGAACCTGATTTTTACAATTATTTACCAGCTACAAGAATAGACGATCATGCATACCACGGGATGTTTGAAGGTTGTATATCTATAAAAGAAGCTCCAAATCTACCCGCTACGGAACTCGGAGCAGATTGCTATACAAGGATGTTTAAAGGATGCACTTCGTTAAAAAGAATAAAAATATCTTATACTGGAAATTTCTTTTATTACTCTTCACAACTTCAAACAAATTTTTGTCTTTATACTCAAAATTGGGTTGAAGATGTCCCTGTTAGCGGTCCGCCTTATGGATATTTTTATTATAACGGTAGCGACACAACACGAGGCGTTTCGGCTATACCGCAAAACTGGATAATTAGAACATTTAATTAAAGGAGGAAACAATGCCAATAAGACAAAGCAGATATATATCAGAAGAAGCAGAAACAGGAGCAACAAATATGAACAAATACCAACTTGTATCAAATATGACGGATAACCCAGAAGAAACAAGCACAATAAAATATCCCTCAAGTAAAGCATTAAACGACGGTTTAGCAAACAAACAAAACACTTTAACAGCAGGAGAAGGTATAACAATAGAAGACAATGTAATAAGTGCAACAGGCGGTAGCAGTAGCAGTGGAGTAATAAATAAGAGAGAAGGTTATGCAATTAGTGCAGATAATACAACGCAATTAGATGTAAGCGA